TATTGGCCAAAGGTGGCGAGCTGCCTACGCTGCAATACGTGTTGGCGCTTGCTGAGAAGCAAGGGTGGAACGCAAACAATGCTCGGATTGAATACTACCAGTGGCGCAAGTTCAACAAGCTGGGCGCGGTAGTGGTGGAGCACCGTTCTGTCGAGCGCCGCACCGCCAAGGCGAAGGTGGCAAAGCGGAACGAGAGTCGTCACCATCCCGAGCGTCGGTTGGCAGCGTAACCAGCATGAACAGTTCGACTCAAAAATAATTCTTGCCGAGTCGAACTGTTCTGCTATACTGCACACATATTAACCGCACTTAGGAGAACGAAATGACAGTAGAAGACAAGGTTCTGGAGCGTATCAAGAAGATGATTGCCCTGGGCAATGACTCAGCAGCAACCGAAGGTGAGCGCGAGACTGCACTCCGCATGGCTTACAACCTGCTGGCGAAGCATAACCTGTCCATCAGCGACCTGCCAGGCGACCAGTCTAACGAGGTGCGCGAGCGCCAAGACATCGTTATCAGTGCGGACAAGTGGGCTCGCAGTCTTGCCCATGCGGTCGCCAAGCTGTTCTTCTGCAAATACTTCTACAGCTCCACCGGAACAAGCGGTAAGGACAAGCATTGTTTTGTCGGTCGACAAAGCAATGTGATCACCGCCCGCTATATGAGCGAGTACCTGATCAAGTCTGTCAAGCGCGAAGCGACTGCACGTTACAAGTCGCCCACCAGCCCGCACGGTCGCAGTTTCTGCGTCGGGACAGTGGATAGCGTCCGCAAGCGTGTTGAACAGATGCTTCAGCAGGACACAGAAAGCACTCCGGGAACTGCCCTCGTGCTGGTGGGCGTGCATAAGCGCGAAGCTGCTGCAAATGACAAGTGGCTAGAGCAGGCAGGCCTAGCATTGACCACATCAAAGTCCCGCGCTGACAACTCTCTGCGGGCTGGTGCGTTCCACGACGGACGCGACTACGGCAAGACCGTGTCGTTGAACCAGCAAGTGACATCCAGTGGTAAAGACTTCAAACGGCTCAACTGAAAGGAAACAAAATGGGCGATATGGCTGACGACATGAACGCGCCCTCGCGGCCTTCCTCGAAGCGCGAAGCGCGTGCAGTGGTGAACATTGGGAAGCTGGAACAGATGGGCATCCCTGCACGGGAGCAGTCAAAGAACGTGTTCCGCATTGACAGCCAGTATGGCGCTGTCATGTACTACCCGAGCTCCGGCAAGTGGCAGCATCGCGGGAAGGTACATTGGGGCAACGTCGATTCCTTCAAAGGCTGGTTGATCAATCAAGGATACCTATCATGAGCAACACTGTCAAAGCAGCCCTCGGGCTTGCGTTCATTCTGCTGGCCCTGGGCTTTGCTGGTACAAGCGATCTGGAGGAAGCACAGAGGCAGGAGGCGGAATACTGCGACGCTGTGTATCACGGGAAGTGGCCCGACTATCGCGGGGACTACCGCCAGGCCTGCGTCAACGGCATTCCGAGACAATAGCTTCCAGCTTGCCTTCGTACCCTCGGGAGCGTGCCCAGTCGCGTGCAAGCGCGAGCACCTTGTTCCCGTCGGTAGCATCAGGGGTGAGCTTGGGCGTCTCGTAGTCCGGGCGCTGTGGAATCTGTTCGGGTTTCACACAGGGCACACTGACAGGGACTTTGACTTCGGTGATGACTGGTGCAGTGCTGGCGCATCCCGCGAGCACCAGTGCAGCGAGTAGAACAAGAGCTCGCATGTCAGTCCCCTTTCCCGCCGCACTGCTTCCGCTCGAGCACGTCCTTGGCCTTGCTGGTTTTCAAGTCCTGCCATTGCATGTTGGCGGGTGCATCCTGCCCACAGGCGCACAGCGGAACAATGTGGTCAACGACATAGCCTGGACAGGCTCCCTTCGTCGTACCGTTAGCGGGGCAAGGGTGCGCCTTCTTGAAATGCACCACAGCGGACGCACTGCGATAGATGCGACCGTTCTTGTCTCGTTTGATGTCACAGGTGGCAGCGTGCGAACTGAATGCAACTGCACACAGCACCAGCGCGAGGACATAGGTGAGCCAGAATTTTCCAGCGAAAGTCAGCTTCATGGTTGTAACCCCTTTAAGATATCGTTGACCACAGGCATCGCCTCCGCGCATGTCTGCGCCTTAGCACCTTCCGCACGCTTCAGGGCAGCGTCAGCCGTCTTGCTCTTCGAACTAGCAAGCTGCAAGGCAAGGGTCAGTCGCTTATCGCGTTCGACCTGTTCTTTGCCCAAAGCCTCCACCTTTGCGCTCTGCACGGTGATTTCACCACGGAGGCGCTCGCTGGTAAGCTGCTCTTGGGCCAACTGCTGCCGGCACAGGCCGAGATCGTGGTGCGCTCCGTACCAGTGCCACCCCGAGTACAGCAGCGCGGCCCCTAGCGCCACGCACAGGGCCTGCCACAGGTATGCTTTCAATTGACCGAACATGGTTAAGCCTTCTTCTCTTTGCCTGCCCAGGGCTTGGCAGGTGTTGCCTCTGCGAGCTGGTCTGCTGCCGGAATGTTGTCGTGGATCACGAGGGTAACGGTTTCACCCTTATGCTTGGCGTCCAGGATCAGCGGGTCCAGCTCCGCGAACGCTGCACGGGACTCACCAATGAAGTTTTCCGCGACGGTGTTGCCCACCAGGATGCAACCTTCCGTATCTTCGGCGTCGTTACCTGGGTGAATGCGTACCCCTGCATAATTCGGGACGTCATTGACCAGCGGCATCAGCTTTCCGAACTTGGGGCTCATGGTTACGGTTACGTCGTAAGCGCCCGAGGGGATCGCGGTCTTGCCATACACCTTGACACCGTCTTGGCGCACCACGTCTTCGAGCGTGTAGCATTGGAACTTCCCGTCAATGGACAGTTCTCCGACGGTGGATTGCGCTGTGTAAGTCTTGCGCTCAAGTACAAGTCTCATTTCCGACTCCTTGGATTCTGCGGCACTGACTTATGCCGACATAGATTGCGACCCCGACGATCCACGCTGTGTCAAACAGTTCGTAGATGCTGAACCCGAGCAGGGGTCTAACATGCCCGAATTCCCATATCCAAACAATCTCGGAGAGCGCACCACCTGCCAACAGAACGAATGCGGTGCGGACGACGTGATTCGTGCAGCGCGACATTCGGTTGATGCACAGCAGTGAAACATAGATCACATACAAGCAAGCGAGCGTTCGCACAATGTTGAGCACGAGTTCCATGATCACTCCTTTTCGTCAGGTACTGACGGGAGATGCACGCTCTTGAACCGATCAACAAGATGGAACAATACGGGCACCATTCGCATGGCGAGCAAACCTGCGAAGAAAGCGATCGCTCGCTCAAGCGAATCCGGGATCCCCATGTAATGTGACGCAAGGGGCACGCCATACACGCTGACAGAAGTACCTACGAACACGCTGGTGAATAGACGCACTCGCGTTAGTTCTGGAACATAACTTAGGCTGACCACAGCACCAAGGAACGAAGCGATCAACGTCGCCATCTTGATGCCTAGGAGCTCGCTTACATAGTCTTGCATCGTGAAGGCCTTACTTGAGAATTTCAAAGGGTTGATCAAGCATCCAAAGATGCTGAGGGGTCAGGCGCTGAATGGACGCTGCACGGTAGGGCATGAACCCGCCTTCGTGCAGCGCCTTACCGACAAACTCACTGCACCACCACGAATCGTCTTCTTCCCAATCACGGTGGAGACCGATACCGACAACACCCTTCCAGTCGTAGGGCTTGCCAAGCTGTCCGGTGGCGAACGCTCCTGCTGCACCTGCATCGCCTGGGAAGCTCATTACAGCGACCGCGGAGGCAATGCCGAGCCTGTTCTCCAGCGTGTCATAACCGACACCATGCGGGGCAGCAGCGCCCAGCAAACGACCGTCCTGGAGTAGTAGCTCGCAATGGCTCCACTCGGACCATGTGACAGCCCGGATCAGGTAGCTGCCTGGATGAACCCGCTTGCTGAATACGACCTTGATCATATGTGCCTCCCGGATGGATCGAAATCGTCAAGCATGTCGTCAGCGAACCACAGCGCCGCACGCTTACGCCAACCGTCAGGGCCTTTTGCATACCGCTTGAGACGCGCTGTGACAGTGGTCTCACGGGGCAAGTCCAGGAACGGAAGGGTGAATATGAGGTTGGATGCAAAGTCCAGCACGTACCCGATCACGAGAACAGGGGTGCCAAAGAACTTTGCAGGCTTGGACAGCTTGCCCGCGTCGTTCGCACGCTTGAGGTTCATCACCGCAAGGTAGAAGACCCAAAGTGCATACACAGTAAGGAACGCGAGCGCAAGTGTGGTCAGCATGTCACTCTCCGAAGCTCATAGGCCAACCCGTTGAGAAATCGTAGGTGGCAGGGTCTGCGGACGCTTCCATTGCTGCCTTGTGCGCTTCCGCAGTGGCGAAGATAGCAATGTCACTGCCTGCCGCAGTAGCGAAGATCTGCCCAGCGAGCGTCTGCGTCATGACCACAGTGCTCCCGTCCATGGTCTTCCAAGGCGTGTTCTCGGGAATGCTTGCACCCATTATGACAAGGCCCATCTGCTGTGTGCGACTGAACGTGTCGGAATGGAACCATTTCGTTCCCACCTTGTAACCACCGTTCTGAATTCGGCGGTCGCGCTCGTTTTTAATTTCACTCCATTTTGCAGCTTTCACCGCAGCGGGTAGGGCTGGTTTCTGCACAACAACGACGCGGCCATTTACGACATCGAGCGTGTCGCCTGGATTGCGGGCCATCGCAGTGTCGAAATCCTCGTGCGGGACGTCGATCAAGTCGGCGGGCAGATTCTGGTATTGGATGTCGTCGGGGTAGAAGCATCCGGTGGTTTTGCTGAATCGCATGGTGTTACCTCCGTTATTTTCCAAGTACGCGAACAAATACGCCGGATGTGTTCGCTGCGAAATATACCTGTATCTGGGTCAAGGTGCTTCCACCGCCAATGCCGACAGCAGTAGCCGGATTAGAGTAGTTAGCCGAGCAGGCAATTGCAGACAGGAAGCCTGACGAAAAGGCGACAGGCAGGGTGACCATCATGCTGCCGGCGTTGGTCGTCCCCGTAGTCGCATAGACCCACTGATCAATCTCACCGGCAGGCCCCTTCTTGTAGCCATTTCCGCTGACGGATGCCGAAAACTGGCCTGATCCAGAAAGCTGTGCTGACCCGGAGACGCAAAACCAATTGTTAACTGAGTTTGTGATCAGCATCAGGTCATCCCCAGGCTGCACGACGATTGATGTCCTGGCCCCGTCGATCCCAACTACGAGTGTGTCGCTACCGAAACGCTGGATGGTGGCGGTGGAAGACCCGGTATTTCTCAGGAAAATCGCTACGCCGCTCGGCGCTGCATTCGCAGCCGGTAGCGTCAAAGTGATAGGTGTGGTCGGCGAAAGCTGGATTGGCTTGCCTGCATCCGCAAGGAGAATGTTCCCCGTCGCGGAATAGGTTGTCCAACTATTGAACAGAAGCCCTGACCGCTTGACGAACGCGGTCGTTGCCAGCGATGTGCTGTTGTCGAACTGCGCTGGCGTCGTTGCCTCGGCATTAAGTTCTGCAAGGGTAAAGCCCCAGCGAGTCCAATATGCAGTCTGTGTCGTTGGATCTTTATTGATGCCTGTCTGGATGCACTTGTATGTCTTACCGTCGCTGGCAAGTACGCGAGCGCCCACAGGGTAGTCTTCGGTAGCATCCCACACTGGGATGCCAATTTGCATCATATACCGTACACCCTGGGCGAGATACTTCAGAATCCAGTTGAACCGCTTGCGAGAAGGGGGCACACTGGTCAGGGGCCAGCCTGCCTGGATTTCTGCGTTGGAAGGTTGCAGAACGTCTGCACCACCAGCGGACTCGCCCCATGCGGGAAGGACGGTCGGTTTCGTATATTGTGTCATTGATTAAAACTCCTCTGCAAAGATACCGCCAACGGGAGACGCATCGTCAAACCCGAGAGCGCCTGTTTGATCGTCAAACCCAAAGAACGCACCTGGAGTGAAGCTGACCATTGAAGTGATCTGCACGCCTCCCGGGCGGGGAAGCAAGTCAAGCTGACGAACGAGGGTCTGCTCAACGAGCGAAAGGTTTCGGCCCACTGCAATACGAATCGACATCCCGCCATTGTCTTCGACGACGTTGAGCGCACCTTGAAAGATGTACGCCATACCCGCCAGGATGTCTTCATTCGTTCCGATCGCATGGTTCTTAATAATCTTCGCACGTATAATTAAACGAAACTCGGGGTCGCCCAGAACGCTGGTCGCTGCATACGGTTCGTCTTCGTCCCGGAAGCGTGCGCCAACTGCTGGATTGTCATCCTCACCGAAAACATAACCTCCCGCAGTATCGTCAAACCCGAAGAAGGGTAGAAGCATAGCGTTCGGAATGTAACGGGATATTCCGACTATGTCCCCAATCACGTCCAATTGTACCCCTTGAGCAAGATCGATGTCACTCACTTCTTTCAAGGACAGAAGGACGTCTTCCAGCTCCTGGCATTTACCAGCAAGAGCGGACAAGGTCGTTAGAAACCTTGCGCTCTCGGTGTATTGCATAGCGACCCGCGAACGAGCCTCTACAGCGTGGTCAATGTAAGCGGATGTCATGTCTCATTCACTACTATGCGTGACGCATCGATGCGAATCAATCCGTCAAAGGTTGGAGTGATGTTTCCAGCAGTTCCGGGAGCAGGTGCAAGCCCCTGATAGATGGAGGTGATAAAGTGGTTCGGGATAGTATTGACAGGAGTGTATAGCCTGCTGACCAAAGACGGTTCTCCGATGCCCAGCGTCAAACCGTAGGCCACCAGTGCAGCCTTGATCCGCGCTGTACCGTCTGTCGGGTATCCCGTGCGCTTTGTCACATTTACAGTGATATAGATGTCCGAATAAACTGGACGGCTGAACTTTACTGTGTGGGGCAGGCCCTGCGAGTCATTGACCACAGTGCTCGTCGTTCCGATCGTCGTGGTTCCCGCTGTCTTGTTCTTCCAGATCAATGCAGCGATATCAGCTACGACACCGCCTTCAACGACGCAATAGATGGAGTGAGCTGCCTGCCCGTTCCCATCAACTACGTCCGAAGCGTTCTCATAGACTCGTGCAGGACGCACGCCGGACAGGTTTGTCAGCCCGCCATACACAGCATCAACGATGCAGAGTGCAGGGGTGTTCGTGCTTCCACGTCGGCGGATGCGAAGCTCTTCGTCTGTCTCTTCAGCGCGGCCCACGGTAGCAGCATTCGCGTTCGTTACGCTGAACCAGCCGTAGATCGGGGTGTCAATCTTTGTCAGCGTCGCTGCGCTTGCCGTGATAGCTGCGAGCGTCACGCACTTCAGCGTCACCGTCGCAAGACCGTTCCCGTCAAAGGTAGCGTCAGCAGTGGTTGCCCAGGAAGTATTATCGACCGAGCTCTTCACCAAGCTGCCCGCAGGCACTGTTACCCCTGGAGTACCATTGAGCGTGGCGTCTGCCGTGCTGTACGTGCCTGCAATGCGGCGTATGCCGTTAAGCTGCACCAGCCGGGACTGGCTTACACCTGTTGCCAGCTGAGGGTTGAAGCTGTTGTAGATGTCTTCCGCAAGCTGGTCGAGGTCGGACAGGCGCTCGGACAGGATTCCAAGGAACTGACCGTCCATGTCGTCGGGCTCGATGCTGATGTCCTGCCCGTAGATGTCGCGATAGGCTTCTTTGAGCTGGTCCAGCCGTTCGTCTAAGCGGGTGCGGAGGAACCCAAGGCTTGTTACTTGCGTCATATAGTCACCATTATGTTCTCTATCGTTCCGTAGATTGTCGTCACATTGCACGACACGCTCAGGCGACGGTTATTGGGATTGAGGTCTGCTTGCCACTGCGAAATTGTGGCCACCCCATCCGTCTGCAGAATGGTCTGCTTCAGCACCGACTCGGCATAAGCAAGGTCGGCGGGTTTCGTTGCGATCTTTTGCAGGTAGGGCACGCCAGCAGTCGTGTCCAAGAACCATTCACCATTCAGCAGGTAGAGTCGGGTCTTCACGCGCTGTGCTACCGACTCAGCAGCGTCAGCAAAGTTACCGCGACCACGACCGAAGGTCATGTCATGGTTCTTGTCAATGCGTCTCACTCTCATGGGTTAGGTCCATTCGTGACGGTTCCCGTCTCATTGTGTGTATGGGTCGAGCCGATGTTCTTGCCGTTGCTGCTGATTGTGCCACCGCTGTGCGTGATGTTTCCCTTGATGTAGATCGTACCGTTCGTCAGCTTGATGTAGGTACTGCGATCGCGGGTGCGAAGCTCTGCACCATCAGTCTGCACGCTTGCAAGTTTCCGAGGTTGACTATTCACTCCGACAATTGCAAACGCATCCGAAAGGTCGTGTAATCTATATTCAGCGGGCAACTGAACGCCACCGTTCGCGTGCCAAAAGTCAATGCAGCGTTCGCTGAACACCAGGATGCAGTCGTCACCAGCATTCACGGGGAAGGTCAGGTAGAAGTCACCGCCACCTGGAAAGCATACTGGAACATCTACGCACACGGGCAGAGGTGTGGCACCCTTCTCGCTGAACACACGCTTGATCGCAGGCTGCACGCTTACCGTCTGCGTGGCCGCATCGTAGCTCTGCACCACTCCGGGAAGGCTGGTATGCAGGTTCTTAAGAGCCGCGTCGATGTGGGCTTTGTACGCCTCGTCACCGTTGGCTGCTTTCTGTGCCTGATCGCGGATGTCGCTTACTACACCGGAACTCATTTCGCCCCCTTCTGCGGGAACGCGCTGTCCATGCTAACGCACTCAACCTCAGTGACCCAATCCTGGCCCCTGTTGTCACCTTTATGCGTCAGCTTGTAAATCTTATAGATGCCGTCAGGGTCCAAGCGTGCAGGTTCTTTCTCCTGCTTCTTGGTTGAGTTGACGTCTTCGTCTGAAGCGGTTTCACCGATCTTCTTTTTCTTCTTTTTGATGTTGTCGTTATCCAGATGGATGCGACCGTTGATCTGGTACATGGGATTGAGCAAGGTCTTGACCTTGATACCCTTGTCGTCCTGTTGTGGCGCCCCGAGCATACCCGTATCATCGTTGATCAAAATTGCTTCGGTATCCAGCACGCCGTTAGACTTAACGATCTGCAAGCGTCCGTCTTGGATGCTCCAATTGCAGTCATGCTGACGTGCAATGTCGTCCAGCACCGTGCGAGCGTTACCGCTCACCACCTTGCCGCGGAGACGGGGTGTAGCTCCTACACCCTTGACGCTGCCCTTCTTGGTCGTGCTGAAGTTACCGCATACACGCTCAACGAGCTGTGTGTCGCTTACACCAGCGGACAGGGTTTCATTGACCACAGCTCCGCGGAAATCACGGTCTCCGTCGCCGCAGTCTATTTCAACGATCCAGTCGTTCCCGTCGCGGTAGCGATACACATGGCGCACGTTACCGCGGAACAGAACCGCTTCGGCGCCCTCGTACCCTGCATTCAAGATCACATCGTCGAACTCGGTGCGAATCTGCGCTTGATGCTGGTCGTTGAGGTTATAGATTTTGATGTTGGCACTGTTCGGAGCGGACTGATGATCTTTAACGACCTCAAATGCAATCCGCAAGTTCTCAATCAGGAGGCCGTTACCGCCCTTCCCGATGATGACTTGCGTGTGGCGCTTATACTGACGCACTGATTGCATTAGCTTTCTCGTCCTCTGAGAACCAATAGAGTTTGACGCGATCGCCGAAATCTGTCAGCGTAGCTTCGCGCCCCGTGTTGCTGGTATCGACCACGAGTAGTGATCCGATGCCGTAATTGTAAGGCTCAAGATGATCGGTGCCTAGTACGAGCGGAAGCCCTTCGAAATACACCTGCTGAGTGTCTTCATTCGTAAGGGTCAAGCTGAACTGTGCAGTCCGGTCATTCCATTGCAAGTCAAACACAAACTTCGCGTCACCCAATTGGGTCGTGAAGGATTGTGCAGCGTCGGCTGTTACAGGGATCTCAAACATCGCTTATCTTACCTCCCCCCTCCGAAAGCACCTGTGAGGCGT